CGATCCTGCGATGTTGCCGTGGATATGATTGGCGAAGAGCGTGCCTTCGAAAGTAGCCGATCCACCGAGGAATCGGTAGCCATTGGCAAAGCGGAAAGTTTTCTCGTCGGTGGTCGTGCTTTCAACGTCTGCGTTTTGGGAGTCAGATTCGACTGATGCGCCGATGTGTATTGCTTTTGCGCGGAATCCAGATGCATGACCAAAATCAGCACTTGCAACGCAAGATCCACCGTTTGCAAAAGATGTTGCGCCGCTGGCTGTTGATCCGCTGCCAAGCGCTATTGAAGCTCCTCCGCTTGCCGTGTTCTGATACCCTGCCGCGAAGTCGTAAGATGACGATGCCGTGCATTCACCAATTGCCGCTGCCGCCGAGCCTGTCACCACGCTATTTTGTCCGACTTGCAATGACTCAAGTGACAACTCGCACGTTGCATCACTCGTCGTCGCGCTGGTCACGCTATTCGGACCTGCTGGCCCTTGTGGGCCTTGTGGGCCGACTGGGCCACGCGCACCGGTTGGCTCCAGTGTGATGACCTTTACTGGTTGTTCGCGCTCAAGATAAATATGGATGTCACTCATGCTCGTGATGTTGTGCCTTCAAAGATTGCTTGCCCTGCTGGTCTGCGTGCGATGCTTTGCCCTTCATCGTCTTCCATGCGTAGATCCCAGAAATACGTTCCAGCAGCGATGTCGAGAGTATCAGCAGCGTCGATACTCAGGATGATCTTGCCATCTGCCGCATCGGTCGTATCAATGTCAAATTCGCCGATGACCTGAGCGCCTTCCACAGTTGCGCGGATCTGTGCCACGAATGACCAGCCTGTCATGTCGAGTGGCTGCGTTTTCGCGCAGTCACTGTAAAAAGTCATCGCGCGGGAAAAGTCCGTATCGCGTTCAATGTAAAAATTGATCGGCTGCATTTACAATGCGGCGGTGTCAAATAAGATGCACTGATAATCCCAGCGCGTAGATCGGTCCGGATCGCATCCAAGATGGACAACGCAACAATCAGATTGCTTGTCATAGGTCGATGCCTTGCGAGCCGTTCCGATTGGATGCATGTAAACATCGTTCGGAAATGCCTTGCGAGCGTTCCACGAAATCACTTGATCCTCTTTGATCATGTTGCATTGCTTGCACGGTTCGCTTGTCATCACTTCAATGATGGCATTTCGGCTCAGAGTGTAGCCGATGCCAAGCACGTTGTGAGGATTCTGTGCCCATTGGATGCCGCTCAGTGCGTGCGGCTTACTGAATAGATACGGCGCAACATGCCATGTATCAGCATCAATCTTCGCGACGTAGTCAGCTTGTGTGAGATACATCGCTTGCAAGATGTCGCGAGAGATGAAATCAGTTCCCCATCGCAGGGGAGTCGTGCATTGCATCAGAGTTGATGGCGGATTCTTCGCGCATGGCGCCACGAATAATTCCGCGTCTGGGTAAACCGATTGCAGATTCTCCTCTAGTCGCGGAAGAAGTATTGAATCCGCGTCATCACAGCAAATCACGATTGCCTTTGTCATGGCATTGATTCTGGCAGACTAGAGCAGTCTGGCAAGTTGATTTCAACAAGAGTGCTTGCTAGCGGGCGCGCGGCTTCGGTTTCGTTGACGCTATGGAGTTTACCGCTGAGGAACGACATGCGCGCCATTTGAACCGCTGGTGATAGTGGGCCAAGATCGCACGTCATAATTCGCAGATCCGCCGTCAGTCCTGTGCTATGGAAGATGTGTGATCCAGTGATGAACGGCACCAGCTTCACGCTTGTTCCGTCAGTTTGTAATTCTGCCAGCTTGTAATAAAACTCACCATCAGTGGAAGGTGGTTCGAAGTTGGTTGATGCTTGAGAATCTGTGGTGACCACTAGAATCACATCAGTGCCGCCTTTTATTCTGCCAATGTCATTTTCGAGAACCTTTACGAATATTGCTTCACCTGTGGTGATGGTAAATTCTACAGGCTTTCCGCTTCCATCAAGACGATTGTCGCATTCATGCAGGAGCAATGCATTATCCGCTCCGTTTGCTGACAATGCTCGTTCAACCACGAATCCTTGCGCCACCGTTACAAAGTAGTCTCCGCTAATTTCATTTTTTCCAAGCGATACCTGAAATGGCTTCGTGAAATTTCTACTGACTACACCAGAAGCGACAGGTGTTCTATCCCGAAGGCGCTGCAATGCCGAACGTATTGAGTTCGCCCATTTTGCCGTGATCGGATCACCTGATTTAATTAGATCAGGAAGCTGTATCGGGGTGTCGCCGTTTCTTATTTTCATGCGTCGTAGAGGAATGAATCCCAGCCATCATCTTCCGATAGCGTCCATTCGAGATTCGTGCGGTAGAGTTCGCCAGACTGCGACTGAGAAACGCTTGTCAGCATCCAGTCACGCGTCCCCGCTGCCTCTGGTGGAGTGCCTCGCGGCGTTGCGATCTTACCTAGCTTATTGATCTGCGGTGCTGTCAACTGATCCGCGCCCTCGGTGGATTCTGTCCAAGTGTAGGAGGATTTTTGATACGTGGTTTGCCCTTGCTGGATGCGTTTTGCAAAATCAATCGCATCGGTGTCAAGTGGGTCGAATTGATTGAACGCTTTTTCATCGTCGCTTGTTCTACGCAATACATTATCCTCGATCACATACCATAGAATACCATCGATGATATTGCCAAGAAGAGTCTTATTGAAATCACTAAGCGCCTTCCACTTTGGATGCTGAGAGAACGGCACATCTTGCAACTGCCCCGTGAGCGTGTAGGTCGGTAGAGCGGTAGCAGATAGCCCCGGGTCTTCTGGATCGTTCTCGTATTGCGCGGATCCGCCTGTTGCCGTGACGTTGAAAACATAGAAGTCACCCTCGCTGCGAACGAATTGCACGGTGTCGATACGTAGGAACGTATCAAAAGGCGCTGGAACTGATGGATCAAGATCAACAAGCAATTCGCCACGCGCAAAGTTGTCTTTTACGTCTGCAAAGTCACTCGCCTTGATGACGATTTCATGCGTTGCCGTCCATCCGCCTGAGTCACTGCGTGAGATTGAAAGCCCTGGTTGAGGCTTCATCTCATCTGTGCTGAATCCGAAAATTGTTGCTGCCATATCGTTAGTTGCTGAATCTTGCTGCCCCTGCGTTCGGGTTCTTCTTCCACGCCTCTAAGACTCCTTCGCGAACCTCGGTGCGCATATTGGGATTTAAGTCTCGTTCTTTCAATGCTGCTTGAATGTCGAGTTGCGTTTGCAATTTCTTCAACACTGGAGCCATATCATTGGCGAATTGCGAGCCTTCATATTTCTTCCGATATTCCGAACCTAATTCATATTGCTCCCTGAATTGAGGTTTCTTGATTTCTATGTTTTTAGCTTGATCCATTAGAGACTTTCGTTTTTCAGGATCATTCTCAAAAACCGCTTGCGCAAATAGTTCGTTTTTCTGAACGAGCAATCTTTTGTTTTTCGCGTTCGCGTCGGCTTCTAGCGTGTCGACAATCGCGCTTTCAACTGAACCCATGATTACTTTTTTGAAAGCAATCTTGAATGCTGATCCGATAGCTGTGCCGACCGCTTCTCCGATCAATTCAAATTTAGCCATATCACCTGTCACAGCATCGCTTAACGCCGTTCCAATCAAAGTTCCAGCGTCTCTAAATCTCCCCTCTAGTTTCGGCAAATAACTGTTCGCCGCATCCAGCGCATCCTTCAACCCCTGATTGAACCCAGTGCCGAACGCAACTTGCAACTGCGTGACTGCTGCTTTCGTCTGGTTGAGTTTTGCGCTTGTTGTTGCGCTGCCTTTGTCGATTGCCCCGTAGAATCTTCCACCTTCGCTTGTCGCGTTGATGAACGCTTGCTTGACCATCTGCACGGAAATCTTTCCGTCTTCCATCTCCTTTTTGAGGTCAGTCATGGATTTGCCAGTGTCGCGTGCAATTTGCTCTAGTGGGTTGAATCCAGCGTTGACGAATTGCAAAACCTCTTGCCCCATCAATCTGCCAGCTGCGGTTGTTTGAGCAAATGCAGTTGCGAGATTACCAAATCTTTCAGAGTTGCCCATGGAAACATCTGCAAGCATTTTTAAGCTTGGCAGCGTATCATCTAGGGATCCTCCGAATGCCAAAAGAGTTTTTGCAGCATTAGCGTAATCCTCGGTGCTGAGTGATGATTTTTTCTCTTCCTCACGGAATGCTTTAAGCAAATCCTTTGATGCTTTAGCGCTTCCAGTGAGGACTTCAAATTGAATCGCCAAATCCTCAATCGATGCCGCTGCTTGCGAGCTAGTTACAACAAACGCCCCAATGGCCGCCGCACCAGCCGCCCCCATCGCTGCAAGCCCCGCAGTCGCGGCTTTAACGCCAGCGCCGCCTAGGTCTGTGAGATTGCCTTTGACGCTCTTTAGCGTCTTCTCCAAGTGCGATGCGTTGCCGCGAATGTCTACGGTAAATGCCATGATATTCCTTCTGTTAAGTCGCTGGTGTCAATTTCACGTTGCTGCCTGAGTTCTGCCAGTGAAATAGTGTAGCTTTCGGTCTGAATCTCTTTGCGGTAAGTCTTAGCGCCTTTGCGATACAAGATCGCGTGAAGTAACTCCGCTTCTTCGTCGATTGGTAGCGCGTCGATCTGTTGCCGTGTCCATCCATACTCCGAAGCGAACAAATCAATCAGGAAGGATCGGTCGGTTGGCGGATCTCCTCGGTCTTCGGCTTTCCCTCATTACCAGTCACGACTTGCGCCGCCTCCCATCGGTTGATCGTGCCTTGGACATACAGTCCGATTTCGTTCTCCTCCTCCTCGGTGAGCGATGCGCAGCAATCAGTCATCGCGTCAAAGAAGTCATCGTCGGAGCGCATTGGCTTCTTGATGTCGTCACTCATTGCCAGTGCCGCGTAACCGTAAATCAAAACTGTGCTGTGCGATTTCCCGCGTCGTTTTTCATCGGGCAAAAATTCACAGAGCCTCGCCCAGATGAAGTGATTCAGCGGTCGGAGTTGCTTGCCTTCGATCAGTGGTGGTGTGTTCATTTTCTGTAGAGTAGTTTTTCAAGTGTGAGAATCGTTTTCTGGTCGTCGTCCTTGCCGATGTAGGCCGTGCGCCCCTTGTGCTTCACCGCGGTGTGCGTTGGCGTTTTGATTTCGTTCAAGAGTTGCCGCCAGTTTAAGAGCGCCGCCTTGATGTAACTCAAATCAGCGGTGGGAAGTTTTTCGTGAATCTCGCGATCCATCCACAAGTCGAGGTCAACTGATGCCGCGCGATCAAAGTGCCACCACATCGAGCCAGAGAACACGTTAAAGCCCATGCACTGATGGCCAAGCGCAACAAGCGTGGCCGCCGCCGGAGTGCTTGCTGTTCGGATCGTGTCGAGCCGCGTGCATTTCGCGAAGTGTGGTTCACCAGTCTTCGATTGCTCTGCCATCAGGAACATCGTCTGGAATGCTCGCTTGATTCGCGCTAGCGTGTGATCTGCGTTCTTTGCTAGCCAAACATCATCGAACCACGCTTTAGTTACGATGTCTGCCGTATTGCCAGTTGGCGATGATCCGCAGAATTGCCAGATGATGCGCTGTTTTTTGATGCCATCGCCCACGATCACGCGCATCGGCGCCGTTGGATGCAATGGAACATCGATGCTAATGATAGTCGCCGCCAACTTTGGATCGGTGACTTCCTGCATGATGTGCGAGGCACTATCGCCCCGCACTCCTGAGTATGGCTTATTCATCTAGTTTGGATGTTTTAGGCTGGTGCTACGATGGTCGGAACGTATGTAGCGGAAAGCGAAATCGAACGGTAATCGTCGGAGGCTTGTGTCGACTCGATGGTATCGATGATCGTCATACCTGCAGTCATCGTGCCAATCAGGTGATCGGTTGGAACGGTCGCCAGTGTCAATGCCGTGCTGATGGTTCCAGAAAATGCGCTAGTGGCTGGGATTTTGCCGTTGAGAGCAATGACGCAATCTTCGTCAAAGTCGCTGCGGCCTGTGCGGTCGCCAGTGATGTTCATCACGTGCTTGGTTTGGCACTTGTAAGACCATGTAACGCCTTCAAGCAAGAATCCTGTTTGCTGGGCAGGAATGCCCCAAACGCCATTTGTCGCACCAAGTAAAGTAGCCATGCACTTTGCGCGGTGTCAAAAAATCACGTTGTTTGAAAGACGATGTCGCAGTCGAAAGAGCATTCCAGAGAGTCACTTTCCCACTGAGGAACACCGCCGTTCTGCGCAAAGTAATCGATCATGATTCCGTCTAGCTCGGCGTTGATTAGCGTTGCGAATCCCGTAGCAAGCAGCGTCTCAAGATCGTTCGTAATGTCGTTGATCTGATCGACCGTCAGAGTGTCGCCAGAATGCGCTCTGAGCTTGATTTCGACCGTTCCGCGATACGCCTTCGGGAGTGAGTTGGAAATGCGCTCACTGGTCATCGTCACGCCAATAAACGGCAACTCCACCTCGGAGAACTGCTCGGCATCCACGGTTGGAATATCGGTGATTTCCGCGCTAATAATATCGATGATTGCTTGTTTAATTTGTTGAGTGGTCATTTGAGATTCTTGATAAGTTTTTTCACTATGGTGATGCTGCGCTTGTAACCGTCAGCGATAGCCCCAGGAACGTAGCGAGGATTTGAGTTTCCTCTGCTGTAAGCATAATCCACGTTGTTCGTCAGATAGATCGTGCTGTTCAATCCGCTCTTGCGAACGAATCGCGATGATCCTTTATTCCCGCCCACATGCCGACGAATCCATTTTGCGATTCCTTTGATTTTGCGAACGCGGTTTTTCGATGTTTTGAGCAATGGTGAATCGATGCTTTCCCCAGCCGTGATCCATCCGGCTTTTGCAATGCCAGCATTCGCTTGCTTTTTCTTCACGTGGTCATCGACTTCTTGCCTGTCAAACGGTTTGCGCTCAGGTTGAAACTGCCGTGGCGGTCGGACTGTGACGGCACCACGATTGTTTCGATACTGTTGATGCACCTGCGAAATGTCGCCTTGCGTGCCTTTGTAGGTCGCCCATCGTGCCGCTTTATTGACTTGCTTCAAGATCGAGAGTTCAAACACATCACCGGTCTTTTGCGTGAGTCCGAACGGTTGAACCTTTCGGGCTAATTCCTTAGCAACTGATGTGCCGATGATCGCCACGGTTTCACCGACGGCAACTTGTGCTTTCGCCGCAAACTGCTTCAACTCGCTTTCGAGCTTTCGTCGTTGCGCGGGAGATATGCGAACTTGGATCATCGCTCGTTCGGATCTGCTAGCGTGAAATGAATTGCAATCGTGCCAATCTCCACTTGTGAAACACGGTATGCAGTGCCGCCGACCGTGCAGCGTTTGTTGAGCATGGCCAGTGGCGAAGTCACGTCGGAAGGCTGCGCTGTAACGATGCCGCGCACTTGCGGTTCTAGTCCACCGAACTCGCCGTCAACTTGCTTGCTCGTCACATTGTCCACCACAGGGAATGTTTGCCCATTGCAGACCATCGATGCGGTTCCCATCGTGGTATCGCATTCGTCATTATACGAAAGCATGAAGTCATCAACTAAGCTCATGCAATGGCGCTGGTGTCAAAGTAAAAGCCCCGCACCGTTTCCAGTGCGAGGCTTAGTCATGACAGAACTACCAAAAAAGTCATTTTCGCTTTGCCTTTTTCTTCGGCTGCGGCGCTGCGGATTCTTGCACAGGTTGACGGTGAGGACAAGCGACAAATTCAATGGCGGCATCCGGTAGATGCGTGCTTTTTCGTTCGTTTCGTCGGCTGCGTCCTGAGCGGTTTTGACTGCGGCGGAGTAACCCGCCACAGTCGTGATACCAATGCTAGAAACCACCAGAAACATTAGGGAGTGAGAGTGAGGATCTTCAGAGCGGATCCGTCTGCTTTGGCAGCGCCGAACATCACGTCGTAAGATGCCCACAGGCTGCGGCTCTGACGGCTTACCCACATGTTCATCTGCACCGACAAGCCAAGGTCAGGAATGACCACGGTGTCTTGCGATACCATGTCGGAAGCAACTGCGGAAGCCACAGGAACACCGGAAGCAACGGCGATAGCTTGCGGAGAGCAAGCGAAGCCACGGATGTTAGCACCGGCGCCAGTCCAGCGGTTGTTGTAGCTGAAGAAGTCAAAGCCATACATGCCCACGTTCTTGCCGCCAGAAGCCAATTGGAAGGCTTCAAGGTTGGAGGGAAGGAACTGAGCATAGATCGAGCCATCCAAGATCACATTGCGAACGTCGCCATCTTTCAGCGCAGCCCACAGAGCTTTCAGGTCGGCAACGCCAACATCAGCGGCGGTGTCTTTGTCCACGATAGCTGCACCGAAGTTGGTGGTCGTCACTGGAGTAAGAGCGATGTCGATGATTTTGTTTGCCAACTGATGCAGGTTGATCTTGGCAATGTTTTCCAAGCGGAAGCCTTGGTTTAGCTCTTCGTTGCTGAGAGCGAACGAGTTGCTGTATTGGTTCACTGTCACTGCGACGTTATCCAGCGTGCTGTTGCCGCTTTCGAAGTCGGTGGCGTTGGTTTGAGTGGTGGAACCGGCGGTAGCGATCGGAACTTGGATCGTGGCGCGAGGTTTAACGGCTTCAGCGGTGAAGTCTTTCGAGAAAGAGTTCAAGGGAGCCAAGCGAGATTGAAGAACGGTGATCGCGGTATCGCGAAGCACGTCCGTCACCAATGCGGAGTCGAATGTGTTAGCCATTGTTTTTTAGTTAGTGAGAGTTGAGTTTGTCCCAGTTCTTGAGACGCGCTTCTAAGCGAGCTTTCGGATCAGCGATTGCTTCGATTTTGGCGCGAAGTTGTTCAGTGTTGAGTTCTTCCAGCTGTTCGTCGGAAGCAACGTCGAGCGGAGCGATGCCAGCTTGTGCGACGATCTCGGCAGCGCGAGCTTCGGCGGAAGTGCTAGCCTCTACGATGCTGGCTTCCAGTTCGGCGACTTTGCTTTGAGCCTCAGCGAGTGAAGCGGTCAGCGTTTCGCGCTCGGCGGTGATTTCGTCGAGTTGCGCTTTGATGGTAGCGAGTTCGCCAATAGCGTTTTCCAAGTCGCCAGTGCGCTCGGTTAAAGCTGCGGTCATCTCGGTGATCTCGGCTTGCGCGGATTCGAGACTTGCTTCCAGCCCTTGCACTTTTTCAGTGAGAGCCGCATCGGGACGGAATTTGTCGAGAATGCTCATTGCATTTGTTTTCGTGTCAAAAATTTCGTCTGCAAATCCTAGCTCGATCGCTTGGCTTGCTGTCATCCAAGTCTCTTTTTTCATGAGCTTGCGGATGTCGTCCTTGTCTCGCTTGGTTTTCTCAGCGTAGATGCCGGCGATTTCGTCGCTGATGTTTTCCAACAACTCAGCGTATCGGAGAAGTGTTTCGCTATCGCCTTGAGCGCCGCCTGATGCCTCGTGGATCATGATTTTGCCATTGCTTGCGATCTCCACTTTGTCAGCCGCCATTGCGATGACGCTTCCCATGGATGCCGCGAGTGTGTTGATGCGTGCGGTGACGTAAACGCCGCGCTCACGCAGCTTCTTCATCTCGTTGAAGATGCGATAACCTTCGAAGACGCTGCCGCCGCCTGAGTGAATCTCCACTTCAAGAGTATCAACGGCGTTATCAGCACAAGCCACGATTTCACCGAATGCGTAAGCATTCTCCACCGCCTTCATGCCGTAGACTTTGGCAATATCGTCAATCAGCTTGTCCACGCTGTATTTGTCCACGTGGTCATTCAGCTTCACTTTCGCTGCCTTGTTTTCGATTTCGATCATAGAGTTTTCGAGTTGTTTTGATTGTTGATTTGCCCATGTCTGGCCAGCATCTCCGCCCCAGAGCGCCCATGCGATTCGCCCGGCACTTGGATAGCCTTCCTCGCCTTGTCGGAATCCCTCGGCTTGTTTATCGACTTCGTGCCGTGCAAAGTAGGAAACCATGCGGCGAATCGTCTCTGGTGAGAGATTTGAGCGGTTGCTGATGTCGCGAGCGCGAGCCACTCCTACCGCCGTGCCGCCGCGCTTGTATTCGGCTCGCCACGCTAGTCCGCGCCGCGCTTCCTCTGCCATTTCTGCGGTAGGTTTCATGCTGTGACGGTTTGCGGTGTTTCGTTTGGCGTAAGCATCGCCATTTCTCGGTCTTCGATGAAGATGCCAAGCCCTGATTCGTTGATCGCTTTTTGTTTCAGCTTTTGCTGAGTGAGATAAGCGAGTCGCTCATCGAGATGTTCATCCGGCGATTTGCCAAGGTAGCCAAGAATATCCTGAGGATTCAGGAATCCGCCTTTCCACATCTCGATTAGCTCTTTCGATACGCGGCCGTCGTCGATCGTGAGCTTCTTCGGATAGGTGAATTTCCATTTCCACCAGTCCTTGGCGGCTTGCAAGCGTCCAAGGTTGATGAGTTTTGCCACCGCGTAGTTGATGATCCGATTCGCAGCGTATTCGAGCAAGTCCTGACGGTCTTCCACGGCTCGCTGTGCGCGTCCAAGGTCAGCGCGTTCTGCGGTGCCTTGTCCGGTAGCGTGCCATACCATCGAATACGGCCAGTTGATGCCGGCGAGTGCCTTGCGGTAAATCCGATTCTGGAAACTCTCCCACATGTCACCTGGGCGATCATTCTTTACGACTTCCAGCTTGCCGCCTGACTTCGCGGAGAAGTAGCGAACCGTGCCGCCTTGGTAAGTCTCGGAGATGATGCCGCTTTCGTTCGTGCAGCTTGTCCCACCGATGATGTTCGCGTTGTCATCGATGTCTGGGAGTCCGGTTTCGTTATGCTCGGTCATCACGATGGACGAAAGCATAAGTTGTGCGTATCGCTCCCATTCGTGCGATTGCAGAGCATCGCGAAGGTCATTAATCGCGTGAGTGAATGCTGGTAATCCGCGCCCTTGCTCTTGCCAAGACGGATCGAAGATATGCACCATGTTCTCGGCGCTGATGTATTGGATCAGGTAGCCTTGTTCATCATTGAAGCAGTAAGCCGCTGGTGCGCTATTGGCGTAGATGATACCATCGGTGAGAGTTCTTCCGCGATACTGGCCAGTCGTCAACTTGCCATCCTGCATATCCTTTGGCGTGGCAATTCGATGCGATGGGATTTGCTGAATCTTTGGATAGTCGTTCTCAGTCTTTGTCAGCAGGATGAAAGCCTCGCCGTCGCGATCCACCGCGCACGACATGGCATACAGATTGGTCTGAAAAGTATTCTGCCCGCCGCGCACGTCGCAGATCCGATACCATTCATCGTTGAGCAGTTCTTCCGACTGCATCGCAAACTCACGATCTTTTGACTTGCTCTGAGCTTGCCATGACCGCCCCACGGCATACATGGCCTTCTGTTGAATAGCACCAAGCAAAACACCTTCATTCAGATAAAGACGACGCGAGAACGATACCAATGCCTTGCGGTCATAGCTCGGCACTAATTCGCCGATGTCTTTCATCTGCACGGGTTGATAAGGTCGTGCTGGCGAGTATCTCACCGCGCTTTGCGCTGCCTTCCATGGCTGTCCGTATTGGTCAACAATCATAAATTCTTAGGATGGTGTCAGCATGTCTCCCACCGTGCGGGAGTTCGGGCGGATTCCGCGCTTGATCCAAGCGATTGCCTGATTTAGAACGACAAGCCGTGTCGTCTCAGGAAGCGACACAAGAACTGTGTAGCTGATGCCGTTCTTTTGCGAGTTAGTCAGGGTGTTGCCTCCGCCTTTTGATAGCATACCAGTCAGCGCAGCGGATCTGGCAGCAACAAGCGACGATAGGATGGTCGGGTCATCTTGCGCGGCATCATACCATGCCTGAATCAGTTGCTTTGGCGAAACATCCATGCATGGCGCACGGTGTCAAAACTTACTCGCTCTCATCATCCTCTTGCCGCGTGCCGATCAGCCCGAACATCGATGCAAGCACGATCTGCATGGCTTCACAGTCGGTAGCATGGTTGTCGTTGTGGCGTTTTTTCCAGACTGCGGTTTTCCCTTCTCCGCGCCTCACCTCGGCATCGATCTGCCTCAGATACTCACGCCCAACGTCATCAGGAATTTCCCACGCCACGCCTTTCTGGTTTCGGAGCTGAAAGAGAATATCCTTGTGCCGCAAGTTTGACCAGTAGCAAACCATCGTTTTCTTGCCGTTGGCGCTAGTAACGTTCTGGTATCGCGAGAATGCTTTGTAAATCGGTTTCCCTTGCTTCGTTGGATGCGGGTAGCTGTCGCGACCGTCCCCCCGAAGCGCCAGCCAGCCGTATTGATTGCATCGGGAGTAAACTTCGCTTGTCTGGTATCCGCAGTCAATTTGCGTTTTGCGGTTTTCGACTTTGTAAGTTTCTTGAATCACTTTGACGCGTTCCCATGTATCCACCTTGCCGAACCAGAGCAAGCGCGAGGATCCGTCTGCTCGCCATGCGCGAATCACGACCCAGAAATGGTCTGCCTGGCGGTCAATTGTCATGAACCGGTGCGCTTCGTCATCGATGAGTTGCCCTTGGTCGTGATCTGCCATGAGGTAGCCGAAATCCGAAAGCGTGACGCGGTTGTCCTCTTGCTCATCGCTCCAGAACTCTGCTAAGCGTTTCTGGATGAATTGTCGGAGCAAGTCGAGATTGCCTCGGCTGACTTCGTCCATGGCCTCGCATCGCTCGATCACCAAACGCCAGAGCGGAAGTCGCCAATTTGCTAGCGCGGAGTAGTGGTATCCCTTGGAATCAGGCATTCCATCGGTCTGCTGAATGTATTTGCCAGCAGTGGCAAGTTCGCGTCGGATCTGCGGCTTGTCCTCAATGTGGTAGTCACAATCGGAGTTTGCGCACTTGATTCGTGCCGTCTGCGCCATCGTTACGCGATCCGCGATTGTGTCATCGTAGACCACATTCTCCCAGCGCCAGCCCTGCCAAGTCTGGCACGATGGGCAGCAGAATGAGAACTCATATTGCGAAGTCGCCGCCCACTTCTTATGCCAGTCATCGCCGACATAGCCGCCTTGGCTTAGAAGGTAGAATTGTCGGTTCCAGCGGTCATGCAAGCGACCCTGAGCCTCTCGGATCATGCCCTTGTCCCATGTCCATACCTCGTCACAGAGAACTCGGCGCATGGATTTTGCTTGGAGTCCTGAGATGTTCGCCCCTGTCAGGAACATGCTCATGTGTGGGAAAATGATCGCGTCTTTCCGTAGCTTGTGGCGATGTTTGCCAGTCGGAAGCAGTCCCGCTGTCTCTTTCGTGTTCCTGAGCGTGTGCTGCATCCGCGTTTCTGCCCAGTCCTTGATGTCGGCATCTGTCTGTCCCACGATCATCGTTCCTCCCGGGTCTTCGGAGATGACGAACGACAACGCCGCCTCGATCATGGTGGTTTTTCCCGTGCCAACTGGAGCGAGCAAGCAAACTTCCTTCGCGTCAATGTCAGCAAATGCGTCCAGCGGTTCTCGGAGCCATGGCGCTGAGTCTGCCTGATAAGTCGGTGACAGTCCCTCATAAAGCGCCACCCTGCCAGTCGCCCATTCGCTTGGCGGCATCTTTACCGGTGGTCGGCACGCGGAGCGAAAGGCTGAAAACAAAATCTCAGATTTATTCATCTGAGAAATGCGCGGTGTCAATTATCAGCGCTCCACAGTTCCGCTTCTCGCTCGCTTAGTTCATTCAGCAACGTTTCCGCCGCCTCACCGATGATCTTTGCCATCCGACTCGGTGATTGGCCCTCCAATGCTGGCGGAAGGTCTGCTTGCATCCGCATGATACCAGCTCGGATGATGGCGCCTAGCTTCGTAAACGCTTCTTTCACGTCGATCATGCTGATGTAGCTGGCATTCAGAACCTCCAGCTTTTGCGCGGAAAGCAAGCCATCGATCTGAGTTTTCAGCCGCTGCGCTTCATTGCGGTCAATCGTATGTAGTAACTGGCTTTTGAGCGTCTCAATATCAACGTTCTCCTGCGCTTGGCCGACTCCGAGCCATTCGAGGTTTAGCGTTCGCGTCCGATTGCCAACTTTGCGCACATGCTCCCGCAAAGCGTCGTCATCGTAGATGTCAACGCCGTTTCTCTGGTAAATCCGCAATGCTGAAATGCTGATGCCAGTTTTCTGCGCGACTGCGTCCATTCTGGCAGCGTCGTTTACAAATGGTCGGAGCTTTTTGGCTTTAGGCACAGGCTTGTTGTAACTTTATTGCAATAAACGGCTCATTTTGACAGAATGCGATGAGTCCGCCAC